TGTCGGCCACCGGCGCGGGCGCGAACGCTTTTTCCAGCTCGCCCCAGCTCGACGGGCTCTTGATGAAATCCTCGACGCGCTGCACCTGGCGCAGGAAATCCACCGGGCCGCTCATGCAGCAGCAGCCTCGGGCGGCGTAAGGGCGGCAGCGGCGAGCTGCGGGGCGGCGCGTTCGGCCATCGCGGCCGCGAGCTGCTGCGCCTGGCGCTCGGCATTGGCCTTGACCGCTGCCGCCTCTTCGTCGGGCGTCGTGGCGATATCGGGCGGCACCAGCATGGTGGCGCGGGCGCGTTCCAGATAGCGCGCTTCCGAGATTTTCTCGCCTACCCGCTCCGGCCCGACCGTCGAAGCGACCAGCTGCCAGTAGTTGACGCTCGCCGACAGCTCGTCGGCCTTCAGCGCGGCGGCCATCGGCGAATTGATGTGCAGCGTCACCAGGAGCTCGTTGAACGTCATCAGGTTCGGCAAGAGCTGCCAGTCGTTCAGGATTTCCATGGCGCGCGGCACGATGACGGCCACCGTCTCGCGGTTCAGCCGGCCATAGGCGCCAAGGTGCACCTTGGCGTTCTGCGCGGCGCGCAGCGCCATTTCGGAGGCCGAGGGCGGCGTGCCGCCATCGTCGAAGATGCGGGTGTCGAGCAGGGCCTCGCGGATCTGCTGCTGCTGGTTGGAAATCACCATGCGCGCGATGTCGATCCTGCCTCCTGCAGGGTCGAGCCGCTGCACGTCGGGGCCGAGAATGCCGCCGGTCGACTGCATCGGCCACATTTCGCCTGGGCCGACTCGCACCGTGTCGGGATTGAACGTGCCGCCGGCGCGGTAGCCCCAGATGCCGAGCATCTGGATCGCGGCGGCCTTCAACGCCAGCTCCTGCGCCTTGTTGGCGGTCTTGATGGTCGGCAGGGCAAACAGCACCGGGCCGCGCCCGTAGGCCTCGCCAGGCCAGCGATAGAACCGCGCCACGGCGATCGGCTGGGTGCGGGTGGTTTCCTCGACGATGAAACCGCCATCGGTCTCCAGATAGGCGCAGAAGCGCCAGCGCCCATCGGGCAGGCGGTAGAAGTCCTGATAGAGCGCGACCTCCGCGTAGGGCTTGTCCTTGGCCTGCTTCTTGAACTCGGCGGTGAAGATGCCCTTCGGCCAGGCCTCGACGATCGCCTCGCGGCCGAGCTGGCGTTTCCACGACGCATAGTTGATGCGGCTCCAGGCGTCCTGGCCGACCGCCACCTCGTCCTGCGGAATGCAGACGAAGCGCAGCGGTTCGTTGATCGAAGGGCCGCGCATCGGCAACAGCACGCCGGTGCCGATCGTCAGGTCGGTGCACATTTCATGCACGGACGTGTCGAAATCGCCGGTCTTGAAGAACGGGTAGACGAAGCTCGCGACCGATGCCAGGCCCCGGTTCAGCACCTTGACCTCGTCGGGTTTCAGCCTGTTGGCAAGCAGCGGGCCGGCCTCGGCGATGAACGGCGTGGCGGCCGGGAAGATCTGGCGCTGGATCTCGCCGGCGCAGTGCATGGCCGAATTCGGGCCGGTCATGTCGAAGATCTGCAGGGTCGGATGTTTCGCCTTGCCCACGCCACCCGGGCGGCGGTTCGGCAGCACCAGGTCGTAGGCTTCCTGGTAGATCGCCTCGAAGCCGGAGCGGTCGCTCCACACCTGCTTGGAGCGGGCGCGCTGCTTTGTGACCGGCGTGCCTTCGGCGGCTTCGGCCATCAGGCGTCCTCGAAATCGGGCAGCGGCACGGTTTGGCCTGCCAAGCTATGATTGCAGTCCCCGAGGAACTGGATTTGGCCGTCACCGCGCTTCGACATCAAGCCAGCGTCCCCCCAGCGTTTGCAGCCATCGTCTGGCGCATGACATCCGGGTGTTCGCCGAACCGCCTCTCACGAATGAAGGAATGGACATTCGGATATCTCTCGGCGTTGCCTGGTATCGCCCAGAACCGGTCGGGCAACTCTCGCCGGAAGTTCACCCACTCGAAGTCGTAGAAGTTGGGGATATATTGCCGGTCCTCGAGGCGGCTGCCGCACCCCATCAAGACGATGGGGTAGCCGACACCATCCCACGCTTTGATTTCTCCGACCCAGAGTGGCCCGCTCGGGGCGGGGTTCCGGGGGTCATCCCAGCGATGCCAGATGATGCTGTCGACGATTTCGCCGGCGATGACATACGGCTCGCGCCGGCGCGCCAACGCCGGAATGGTTACGCCGGAAGCAACCGCAGCACCAGCGAGCTTTAGGAATTCGCGTCGGTTCGCCATCAGGAGAGATTGCTCTTCGACGCGGCGTCGGCCACGAACAGGCGACGGCCGCGCGGGTTGCGGCGCGACGCGCCGGTGCGCTGTTCCGCGGCGGCTTGCGTCGCCAGCTGGCGGTCGTTGGCGATCTGCTGTTCGCGACGCGCGCGCTCGGCCGCCGCCTTCTGTTCGCCGCTGCCGCTGCCAAAAAGAGCACCCATGCCTTCAGCTCCTCAAGATCCACAGGTCCGGCCGCGATTTCGCGGGCCGGAACCCTACAAGGCTCGCCATGCGCTGGCCCGCGCGGTTCGCGGGATGCACCTTGGCTACGATGAGGCGAGTTTGCCCGAGCGGCAAAAGCGTCAACTGTGCCATGCGGATCAGCCGGCCCATATGCCCGGCCGCGAAGGGCGCGGCAGCCATCGCCACTTCGGTGCGCCGCCAGCCGTGCCGGCGGAACATCATCGCCGCCACAGCCTCGTCGCCGCGATAAATCGCCACCGTCTCGGCATGGCGCGACTGGCCGAGCCAGAGCCGCCTCACACGTGCATGTGCAGGCGCGAGGTCGAGCAAGGCCGACCTGGGCGCGGGCGAGACAAGCGACCAGGCGCTCAACTTTTAAACACATCGAAATCGGTGCGGGCGGTGACCGACCGCAGCGGCACGACGTTGCCCGCCCGGCCCATCTGCGCGGCGTCGCGCTTCACGGCCGCCGGGCCGCGATAGCCGAACAGCAGATATTGCCAGGCATCCTGGATGTGGGAATATTCGTTCTTGTCGATCTCGATGGAGCCGGTCTTGCCTTCGCTGGAATGCTTGGTCAGGTGGTACTGCGACACGAAGCCCCGGATCGTGTATTTCAGGCGCGGGTCCCATAGCGAGCGCGGCGTCACCGCATCGATGTCGGACCCGAAGTACCAGTCGACGGCGCCGGTGCGGCTGCCGAGATCGTTGGAAAGCGTCGGCAGGATCTGGACCTGCAGCGCCTGGGCGACGGTTTCCATGAAGGCCAGCTCGCCGCGCACCTTGTCGGCGCCGTACCAGGCCGAGGGGTCGCCCCATGCGCCGCCGCAGGCCATGCCGCGAAAGTCGCGCAGCAGCACTTCCATGACCGCCGCCGCGAAACGGTCAGGCCCGGTCACCTGGTCCGGGGCGGATATGATCTCGCGCAGGCCCCGGAACTGGCCGTTCGGCATGAACTGGCCGATGCCGCAGGCAGGCCTGCCGCCAGCATCGAAGCCCATGAAAAACGGCAGTTCCTTTACCGGCTCTAAAGCAACGTCCGATCTATGCTTGTTGATGTTGAAGCGGTCATAGATGACCGTGCCGGATTTCTTGGCGGCATACTCGCCATGCACGTTGCGGCGGGCTTCCGCGCTTTTGGAGCCGCCGAACTGCCGCTCCTCTTCCTCGTATTTGTGCCTCGACTTGCCGATGCGGTTCTCGGCCTGGGGCGAAAGGCCGGAAGGCTGCGCGAAGAAGTGGTAGCCAGGCCACTTTTCGGGTGCCTCGATCTCGCGCTCATAGGTCCAGTTCGATTCGTCGGGCGGATTGTAGTCGCCGCACACGATGCGCGGCACGTCGATGCTTTCGCGTCCGCTGTCGGGGTCGGTGACGACGCCCAGCCGCTCCTGCTCCCAGGCCATCATTTCGGCTTCCGGCGGATAGCGCCCGGTTCGGCCGTAGAGCCTGCCCGGCGCATCCTCGTGCACCAGGTCGCATTCGTTCAGCCAGCCGATCGAGATCTCGTAGCCCTTGAAGAAGCTGTCGAGGTTCTGCTCGCCGATCGCGCCGAACTCCATTTCGAGCCGCACCTTGGTCGCCCGCTTTTCCCAGACGCCCTTCGCCTTGTACCAGTCGCGCAGCACGTCCCATTCGAGGATGTGTTTCACCGGCCGGTCCTGGCCGCCGGAGAAGGCGCCGGCTTCCGAGGCCGTGTAGGGTCCGCCCTTCGGGAACGCCTCGAGCCAGGACGCCAGCGCCGTCTTCGCCATTTCGCGGTAGGTGTCGCGGATCGCCGCGCAGCGCACATGCACGACGGCGTCCTTGCAGACCGGGAAGTCCACCGCCCCGTGGCGAACGATCTTGAAGATGGAGGCGACCGTTTTGCCGCTACCCCACGGGCCGCGTATCAGGTCGATCGGTCCCATCGATTTGATGTAGGCGGCAGCCACGGGGCCGGGCACCTGGTAGTGGCGTATGAGGTCGAAACCCAGCCCTTGACCCATGACCCTGCACCCTCGCGCTACGACGCCGGCATGCGCCCGCGACCTGATTCAACGTTGTGAATTTATTTCGGGCGGCAGCGAGTCCAGTGCGGGCCAGCGGGTTAATGAGGCCGATTTGGCCGGTGTGTGTGAGGCGGCATGGCCGGGGGGGGGTGGGGGGCCCGCGCGTTTTTGGAATTCGACCTCGCGCGCCTGCGCGCGCACGCGAGGGGTGGGGCGGGGTCGAGGCGGCACGCCAGGCACGCGGCCAGCTGGTCGAGGCCAGGTCGAGGAGGCCGCGCACCTGCTGATTTTCAATCAGCTGCTTTCGCCTTGATTGTCCTGCGTATTCAATGGCTTGGCTTCCTCGTGCGAGATAGCCTCGCCTTCTCGCACGGTGCGGCCATTGATTTCGTTGAGTATTTCCGGCGCGAGGCCCGCCGACATGAAGCCGTCGCCGCCGAGGCCGATAGCCACGTTCACTTCGCCGATCACCATCAGCGGGCGCTTGTCGCCGACCGGCAGTTCGAGCTGCTGCGGCTTCTTCGCGTGGTGGTATGGCATCAGCGCATCCGCCGCGCGCATCTGCATCGCCAGCACCTCGCCGCGCGGCAGCATCAGCCCGCGCGCCAGCGCCACGGTATCCGCCGTCTGGATCATCGACAGCGTCACCCATGGGTCGCGGTGGCCGCACGCCGCCAGGTACGCCACCATGTCGCCGTTCTTCCTGTTGCCCGAGCCAGCAGGCCTCCCCCGGGCCCGCCTTGGGGCAGCGCTTAGTTCAGCCGCCACCGCCAGGAGGTCGACCGCATCGAGATCAGGCGAGCCGGCGATCAGGTCGGCGGGATCCGCGCCGGGCAGCGCCTCGGCCTGGTCGATCGCGCCCAGGGCGCCGGCCTCGGCCGGCGGATCGCGCGGTGTGCGCGCCTCCACATGCCCCTCGCCAGGCGCTTTCGTCATGGCCGCAGCTCCACCGCCAATTTTTTATTCGACGCGCCGCCGGTTACCTCGACCGCCCCAAGGTAACCGCAAGGTAACCGGCAATTCGCAAGTAAATTCAAATACATATGTGCACCCGGTTACGAGTTACTTGGTTACTTCGTAGCGCGTATATGCGCGCGCGCGCGTAGCGAGGCATCGTTTATCCGGTAACCGGTAACCATATGGCTTAACCCCTTGATTTGATTGACGTTTGGCGGTTACTTCGCCGGTAACTCCGTGGTAACCGGGTAACCGCGCCCAGCCCCGTCACGCACTGGTTGCAACCCTGCCCTCTAAGCCGCCATCGTCAACTGCCAGCCTTGGTATCAGCGGGGCGAAACCATTCGTGTTCGCCTTGGGGCAAGGGTCGAGGGCGTCAATTGGGACGCGGGAAAGCGGCTGTATCCCGCCGCCGGGCGTTTCTCGAATCGGGGTGCTTGTATGAGAGGGGGGAATTGCAAGCGCCCGGCGCGTTGCTACGGAAGCATTCGCCCGGTCGCACGGGACTCAAGATGAACGGAGCGGCCCTGCCGGGCCGCAAGATGATTGAGGGCCTGACACCTGGCATGAACACCGCCTGATCAACGCCAGGTCTGGCATTGGTCAGGCTCATCTGGATCTGGATGAAGGCTTTCACATGGCAAAGGGCGCGCCTGGGAGGCGCGCCCTTGTACTGGAAAGCAAAGACTACAAGCCGTCGCCGGCCGCCATGAGCCGCTGGGTCGACAGCCTCTATACGACGCTGGCGCCGCCGTCGCTGATCGAGGGCAATCCGGAGCCGTCGCCGTAGCCGGAGCCGGAGCCGTAGCCGGAGCCGTAGCCGTCGCCGTAGCCGTAGCCGTAGCCGTCGCCGTAGCCGTCGCCGTCGCCGTCGCCGTAGCCGGAGCCGTAGCCGTCGCCGTCGCCGTCGCCG